CACAGTGCCGCCGGCGGCGTACACGTTTGTAAAAGTAGACCCTTGTAAATCAAAGTTATTGGCGTCAATGCGAGTTACCGTCCAGCTTCCGTTTGCTTCCGTCGTACCCGTTATCCCATCAATTCCGACCTTGTCGCCGGTAACTTTTCCGTGCGAGTTAGAAGTGATGCGGATTAGCCCCGAGCCGTTATTAGCCGCACCCGACACCGCAGTCGTCGCACCCGACACAAGTGTTACTCCCGTGCCCGTTGCTGCACCTGGAGTTAATGTGTACGCAGTTGTATTTGTCGGTAAATACGGCCCGTCTTGAAATTCGATTGTCGTAAGTGTCCACGCGGCATGCCCCGTTCGAGATAGCGCGCGAGGCGCATAGCTTGGGTGCGTGATAAATAAAATGTCCGCGTTTTGAGTAACTCTTAATTCAAATAAATCGGCTTCTAAGTACGGCGTCGATATTTCATAAGCACTTCCGCCAGACTCGATTTGCCCGTTGTTTCTATAAAACCGAATGTATTGATCGCCAAACTCCAAGATGTAGGCTTGAGTCACGGAAAACTCAAATGCCAAGAGTCTTGTCGCTTTTGATACTGTTTTTACAGTCGATACAAAGTAGGTGCCCGATCTACGAACAAGCCCGCCTTGTAATGTTGGTATGTAGTTTTCGCAAGTCTCAAGCGCCTGCTTGTACCTGTCTAGGTCCACCTGCCCTTTTAGTAGCGGGCTAAACTCCCCGGCACCAAAATTTGTCTGAATTGGCGAAACCTTCGGCACAACTTAGCTCCTCACCGTTACCCAAGTGTCTTCGGGCGGGTTTTGCGAATGGCGTTCAATTGCATTGGCTTTTTTAGCTTCTGCAATTATCTCTTTATATGTCTCTTTTGCATCCGCTTTTTTAGCGTTTGATTGTGTGATTTCCTCACACAAAACTTCGGCAAGCTTTGCCGCAAAACTCTCTCTGAATAAAACGTCCATTTCGTTCGGGTCCGTAACATTGTAGATGTATCTAATTTCCAAAGGCGCTGAGTCGTTTGTTATTATGTTACGCCCTTCAATCTGCCAGTCCAAATCGTTCGTTAAGTCTTCCGGGTCTTGCTCCGCAAGTCTCACAAAATCAGACGGCAAAGGGAAACTGTTATCTTTCGTAAATAGCGGCTCAGTCGCACTCGCAGCTAATGACGCACGCTTAATTGCAAAATTCCAAGGGTGCTTTCTTAGCTCCGCAAGTTTTACCGGCTCAAATGCTGCGTTGATTGCTCGCGCGTTTCTCGAGTCTTCGTCCAGTGAAGTTATTCGTTTTGCACCTAAAAGTTGAAGTGCTCGATTTGCAATTTCAACATTAGACGCCATAACCTATGTCTCTCCACAAAGTAGATTTACCGTCGCCCCAGTCCCAGAAATAGCGGAAACATAACCTCGATAGTAAGCCCACGGTGCTTCCGTCGCAAAACCGTCGGTGTCTGAATTAGTGCCCGATAAAACAATCTCGCCGAGCTCTAACCAGTTTGATGAGTCGTTTGAAACTTGTACCTGTATTGTAGCAGATACCGCACCCGTACCAGTTACGGTCGCTTGAATTGTTTTACGTGAAGACGTTGTTGGTCCCGCAGTACTGCCGGCCCCCGTCGTCGTCACACTTGTTAGCATTTTACTAACTCTAATATTTTGCATTAGTAAGGTATCCTGACAATTCTTGCGTATGCCGCAGTCGCAGTTGTCGCAACCGCGCGATATGTGCCAGGGGGTAAAAACCCAGCTACCATTCCCGCCGCAGAAAGCGTAACACTTGTCACGTCTGCGTAGGTGCCTTGCGGAAGTTTCACTTGTAGCTTAACTGTGCCGCCGCCAAAAGTAGCTTCCGCCATAAACGCATAATGTCCGCCGGAAACAACTTTGTCGCTTCCGTTTCCCGTACCATTTTCCATAAGAATAACGGCGTCAGATAAACTCATTTAGAGCCCCCTTTATGCTGGCGGCCAATTGCCTTTAATAATGTGATTTTTGATTTTTTCTAACGCTTCTAAAACTTCGGATTTCAAAACTCCGCGAGTAGTTGCGCCGCTATTAACCGCAGTTGTAGCAAGCTCAACTGTCAACTCTACTTTATCGGCAGCAACCGCAGACCCGGCCGTTTCTGTTACAGAAAACTCGCCTTCGCCAATAGAAATGCCGTACAATCTTGTAGCCATTTTTCCCCCAAATAAAATTTAAAGCCGAAGGGCCTTTCGGCCCCCCAAGCTATTTTCAACTATACGACGTATGTGACTTGAAGAGAAACAGTGCCGGCGCTTTCAACTGCCGTCGTAACTGTCGCAACAATGTCATAGTCGATGCGTGGGTCAGTTGTTAAACCAAGGGCTTCCCAAAGTGGCTTTTCAACGTCTTCGATACCATAAACTCCAGACGAAAATGTTACGTCTGAATTTTTAAGCGCCGAAGTCAATGCTTGTGCCGCCGCAAAATGATCTGCGTCTACAACTGCGCCGCCGTCAGCGGTTGTTTTGTAGATACCGATATCCGCTGCACCGGCCGTGCCTAGATCGTCGCAAGAAAGAAGTACTTGCGCGATACGTGCGTTCGAAGGCACTTGGCAAAGCTTGTACTTAGACCCGATGTCGTTCGCCGCAGACGCTTCTAGAGTACCGCATGTCATTTGCATAGCGCCCTTAACAATTCGGGCGTTATTCAAAACGCGCGGACTTGCGTCGCGATTAGTAATTTGTGTAGATGAAACTGAAACTGTAGCCATTATTTACCCCCTGTTATTCTGCACACTTAATTTCAACAACTTTTTCTTCTTCTAAGCGTGTCGCACCTACAGTCATATAAACATAGGCTTGAAACGGCAAGCTTCGAATATCTTTACGTTGCGAAATGTCAGTTGTGATGTCGTTCCAAATACCAAGGTGCATGCCTGATTTAGCAAACACTGGCACTCGTCGGTAGCTGCTTCCGTCAGTGTCCAAACGCTCAGAGTGAACGAAGTTCATTCCAAGGAAAGACTTAAGTTTGCCGTCAACAAGCACCGGGCGGTCGTTAAAATCAAGAGAGATAACTTGAGCTTCTGCAAGCAAGTTGTCTTCTTGTTTTGAAGTAACCACGCAAGTGATTGGGTCCATATCAAGGTCAACTTCGGCAGCACGCAATATACGGCGAGCTTCGCGAAGTTTTGCAACTGTCAAACCAGTGTTGCCGCTGGCGCCGTGGTTAACCGCAACTTGCTGACCTGACGGAAAGCTAGTGCTAGTTGAGCCGGACTTGCCAGTGTATGCAGTGCCGAAAAATGCATCGATGATAACATCGTCCATTTTGCGCTTAGCTGCCGCAACCGCGTTCATAACGTACGCAGAGTTGGGGTCAGTCAAAAGACGAAGTTTGTCGAAACTATCAATTAGTTGCGGCAAATCGAAATCTGACGGCATAACCCAGCGGCGTGCAGTGTCGGCATCAACTCGTGGCATAGCTTCAAAGCGTCCTGTAACAGACTGCATTTCAACTGCATCAAGTTGATCTACGGGTGAAGCTTGCTCACCGATGTAAGTACCTTGTGTAACTAAACCTCTAAGACGTGAGTCTTTTTGTTGTAACAAAAGCTCAATGTTTTGCGCGAATTGTTGCGCATAATGATTTGGAATATTAACAGACATGGCGTCTATCTCCCTTCAAAATGGTTAGTGAAAAAACTCTGTTTACTTTCGAAGGGCTTGTCTGTTTTGCAGGGCCAACTTCATACCCATTAGCTCGGGCCAAGCTGCCGTCTTTATCCGGCCGTCAATTCGGCCCCTTTCGGGGTTATCGACAATGAATACTTAAAGCCTACTGTAAAGCTTCAATTTGTCAATCGGTCGGATAGGCCATTTTATTTAGTCTTTCTAATTCAGCGCGCTCTTTTGCCCCGCCTTTTAGATATCGCTCCGTCCAACCTTGGTCCTGTTTTAGCATCTTAATCTTTGCTTGTGCTTGCTGCGGTGCAAGCATTACGTTGTCGCCCATCGGTTGCCCGGAGTCGCCAGAAATGTAGCCGTGCTCACCTAAGCGTTTACCTAAATCAAGCATGAGCTTCATTGTACCGTCGACGCCAATTGCTTTTTCCATTGCGTCCACTGCCGCGTCCGGTATGCCAAAAGTCCTGTACGCAGCTTGCGCGCGACTTAGATTTTGCGCGTAGGCCGCTCCCCATTCTTTTTGAAGCTTGCTTGTTTGCTCTTCAACTTGGGCTTTATATTGGAAACTCTCTTGCTCTTCAATTTTTGCAGAGTATTCATTGAATTGTTTAAAGAGCTCTTGCCCTTGTTGCGAAGTCAAATTTAGTTTGTGAAACGTGTCTTTCGCCCAATTCGTAAAACTCGGGTCGTTCGGGTCTGCCGGGTCAATCTTGTATCCGTCCGGCCCTGCGGGTTTACCAAGCTTCGTATAAACTTCATTCCACTCAGGCGCATCGTTTGCTTCGGGGAGTTTTAAAAGCCGCTCTTGAGGCACGCCACGGAGTTTTTCAAGGTTTCTATAGCTTTCAATAACCGCTCGTGTATCCAGAAAACCTTTTTGAGTCGCATACTCTTGAAGCTCCGGAGTTAAACCCTTCGTCCACTCTTGCGCTACAGCGCCAGTGTTTTGCGAAGCTGTACCGACATGCCCGTCACCCGATACGTTCACTTGCGTGTTTGTCGACCCCATAGGTGCCGCACCCGCTGCCGCTACTGAATTGCTCACTCCGCCACTTCCCGCCGTTGCCCCTTGCATTTCCATGTTAGTCCTTTCTTAATGCCCAGATTTCGTCCGGGGTTAAGTTTAGATATTTTTGTATTCTTAGCCAAACCTCACGCCGCCCTTCGAGGACCGCGTGCAGTCTTTCGTTTTCATGAAATGTAGTCTTGTCGGCCCGGCAAAAAGACGCAAGGTCTTTTAGCACAATTTGTGCGTCTATACTCTTCGGGTCAAAAACGGTTTCGTACGCTTGCTTGCGTGACCGCAGCATGTCTTTTGCGCGCTCTAAAATTTCGTCCATTCGTTTACGCCTTGCTTGCCTTTGTTAAAGCTGCCACTCCAGGGGCCGCCTGTATCGCTTGTTGTGCTTCTTGCTCTTTAGCTCGGCCTGCGCGTATCGCAGAGATTTGGTCGAGGCTATTTCGCCACCGGACCGGCACTGCGTTTATGTCTGATATTTCCGGCGTTATCACGTCCCAATTGAAGTGATCTAGCGGTGCCGGGTTTCCTGTTACATTAGCTACATTCAATAAACTTTCAACCGTTCTCATAAGCCCGGCCGCTTCTTCGGCACGCTGCGCTCTTGAAAGCGGGGAGTCATACTCAACTTTAAACTGAGCTCCCGCTTCTTTTAAAATTTCCGGCATCGGCGGAAGAAGCCCTTGTTGCGATAAAACATCAACCTCACGCTCAATTTGAGGACCCAATCTTTCCGATTGTTGTCTGCCAATTGTCGGCGCAAGCAAGATACCCTTTTCGCGCGTACGCTCCATGACTTCCGTCGCCGTCATTTGCGGAGTTTCTGCTAGTATTTGAAATATAGTCACCAAGAAATTGTCTTTAATGATCGCGCGCTCTTCGTCCATCATGTCTTTACCGGCCGATATATTTCCAACCGGAAGTGTATGAACAAGCGGGCGCCCGTCTTTATTGACCGCGCCTGCATTGGCGTGTCCAGGCTTTAACGAAAACGTATCTAAAATGCCGTCATCGTGCACAAGTAACACTGGGTCAACTGCGCGGTGCCCTTGCTTTAGGTACGTTTTCTTTTGCTCATTTAAAGTTTTAATCGCAGGTAAAACGTCCATTGCGGGACTTCTGCCGTAAACTTCATTCGGGCTTTGCTCATAGCGTGAGCAAATGTACGGGAATGTCCCGTATCCGCCTTCTGAAATGTGCTCTTTACCTTCAATTAAAACATAGTGCGAAGCATAGCGCATACCCTTATAGTCTACTCTCGTAGGGTCTAGGTCTTCTCTCGGGCCAACCCAATGTAAAAATTCAAACTCGCGCCCTGGGTCGCGACTTAGAGTTTCAGCTACTCGCGGCGGACACTGACTTCCAAATTTCTGCACCGCTTGTCTAGCCGTCATTCTAAATTTTCTGATTACTTGATCTATAATGCCTTGATGATTTTCTATGAAATACGTTTCCCCTAAGTGACAGGCTTTAAAACGAAGTCCCGGCTCACTAATTGCGTTATCTACGTACAAAGACGCAGACCCAAACGCACCGAGAGACTTATTAAAAATCATGTTTTGCGAAGCAAAGTTCGCAATAGTTGAATACCGGTATTTAAACAAAATGCGAGTTACGTCTTCAAAGTAAATTCTTACTTCTCGGTTTTTATTTAGCTCGTCATCCGTCGACATAACTCTATGCCACGTTTGATTGCGGGGAGTAAGAAGTGAGTCCATGATCGCAGCAAAGCGATTTAGCGCCGTTGCCGCAGTGGAGTCGTAAACTTCTTGATTTCTTTTCGACCCCGGGGTTGTAAACGAATTTGTAAAATCATGCGTTGATGGGTAGACGCGGTCTTTAATCTCTTGCCAATGCGTCTCCCAATTGCCACGGCGGCCCGACTCTTGCTCGTAAAGCCTACATATCTCGTTTGCTATGTCTTTTGGGTCGCCTTTCATTTAATTAAAACCCCATGAGTGTGCGACGAGTGTAACTTGCATTTTCGTCTTCTTCGTCTAAGCCGCTTGCGCCTGTTAATAGCGTGCGTGCTTTTGACCCGCCAGACATACGCTCGTTTTCAATTCGCGCAGTTTCCGCAGCACTCGCCGCCGCTGCACGCTTTTGATTTTCCATGGTAGCGGCGTTAACTGCGGCCGCTTCCATAGACTGCATTTGTTTTTTCTGTTGATCGTATTTTCCGCTCACTCGGTCGACCGCAAAATCGCCAAGGGCGTTTACTGTGCCACTCGCGCTATCAATTTTAGAAACGAGCCCGTCTGCACCAACCGCACGCGAGACTTCTCGAGTAGGTTTAGCAAGTACGTCTACCGCCGCTTTTTTTAGTTGCTTAATCGGATTTCCTTTTAGTTTCCAACCCATAATTTTCCCCCATGCACATTTTCTTCGTGCCGCAGTGCTTCATATACTTTTAGGCCGCGCCCTTATTATCCTTTTGGCAGGTAGCTCTGTCTATAAAAAATAAACCGCCCGCTGCACACTCTTCGATATTTACGCAATAAAAGATTATATCCAAGCCTTTTTCTGGACCTATTAATCAAAAATGCTGTAGTCAGCGCCGTCAACTTTGCGCCCGCTACCGCCACGTTTTCTTGCCGCCCTAAGATCACTTCGCGCCACTTTCACATAAAACGTGCACGCAAGCGCGTCGGCAACATCGGGGCTCGCAATTCCCCGCTTCTTCATTTTCTCTTTTGCTTCTAACTTTATTCTTTCCGATTTATCAAACTCGTACTGCGGCCCAACAAGGTCATCTTTTAAATCCGTATCATCTTGAATGCATCCGCCGGAAAGCCACTCTCGCATACGCGCCCACATTTCCGTCCGTAGATCACTCCACTCTTCTTCGCTTGCTTTACTGCCAAACCAAAGCTCATGCACTTTGTAGCCCATTTCCCTCAACCGATCTATGACGCCAGTGCCGTTACCTGCGTCAACGCAAACAGCGTCAGGCTTTAATTGTTCAATCCAATACGCACACTCGTTTGCCACTTCCATATTATCTTTACCCTTAAGCTTTATCGGCTTAATCGTGCGCGCGTCTCTTCCGCGTCTAAAATATATCACCGTCGTATCGTCACCATAACGTGCAACGTCCACTCCCATGATAAGCCCCGCATGCATGTCCGGCACTACGTCTCTTGATACTGCCCCCTCGACAACTTCTCTTGATATAAATTGCTTATCGCCTTGCCTTGGAAATTCGCCCTTAACCTCAATGCGCGCTTCGTCTGACTCTTCCCCGTGTTTTTCTACTATCTGATTTAGTTTACTTACGTCGGTGCCCTCAACGGACCTCGAGTCTAAGTTTCTTCTATACCAATAGTCTCTTGATTTATGAAAGCACTCGTAAAATTCGCCAGTGTTTCTTCTCGGGTTTGAAAAACAAAACCAATACCTATGTAAAATCGGCTCGGTAAAAAACCCTTCCGACACCGTCCAAATTTGTTTTGGAATTCCCGATGCCTCGTCAAAAATCACCATGACGCCGTTATGATTGTGGACCCCGGCAAATGCGTCCGGGTTTTCTTCTGACCATAATTGCGCTTGCGCGTAGTAGTATCCGGTATCTACTTTTAATTGTTTTTTAAGTGCGTCTTCAAACCAAGGGGCGGGTTTTAATTTCAGCGTCGACTTTTCAAAGAAGTGCGAGTTAATCGCAAGCGTGTGCCATTTTCCTAATTCCGCCCACGTCCTACTTTCGAGCTGACTTCCTGTATTCGCAGTTGTAATTGCTGTAGCTCCGAGAGCACAAGACATAAACCACAAGTTGAGCCAAGCGGTGAGGGCGGACTTTCCAATACCTCGACCGCTTGCGGTTGCGCTTTGGTACATGACGGGGAGCTCCCCTTTTGCAATTCGCGCTTTGTTTTCAGCGATGTGTTTTTTAATTCTATTAAGTTCGTCTCGTTGCCATTTTCTAGGTCCTTGGAATTTTTCAAGTGGAGTGCCTTCCTTTCCCCACGGGAATGCAAACATAACAAACGCTAGCGGGTCATCCGCAATTTTCGGGTCCCACAATTCCGTCATCAATTTTTGGTCGTCTTTTGCGCTATATGGTCCGCGAGCCATAGCTATTCCCTAATAATGGGGGAAGGGCACACTTTTGTTGCAAGCCTATTTAGCGCGGCCGATACGATTGAGCCCACTTTCATACACTCAGTTTTACTTACATAGTCGTCCACTACAATGTTAATTGCTTTACCATAGCTGCCTTCGGGAAGTCGTACCTTATGCATTTCACTCTTCGGCACGGCCGCATATATAAAAACAATCTCGTCGCCCGGCTTCATTTACTCCCCCTTAATCGCTTGATTTATTGTCGCAACCCAGCTTGCCGCATTCAGCATTCGCACACAAGTCGGCGTTTTCTCACCATAGATGCAATACTTAAAATTGTGAGTTAAAAAATATCTCACCCGCTCTTGGCAGAAAATGCAAGGCACTTGCGATTTTTCCGCGTATAGCTCATACGTTAACCCATGCTTTCTTGGAATTCTACGTTGCTCCGGCCCGGCAATGGTGTATCCGTAAAGTATTGTCGCATCCGTCATACCGGCTAAATGAAGTAGCCCGTTATCAATACCTATCACCATTTCCGCATGCTTCATTATTTTTGCAGCTTCCAATAAGCTTGTTTTATCAAGGAGATTTATTCCCTTTGACAAATCGTGCGTCATCTTAATTTTTCGCTTAATCATTTCCGATTTACCTAAAAACACCGGCGTAATTCCAAGAGAAACTAAGTGATCGCAAATGCTATCAAAAGCTTCCTTTGTCATCGCCCTCGTCTCTGCCGTCTCGCACGGAGTTAAAACCGCATACCTTTTACCTGAGACTTCCGGCCTTAACTTCACGTCTTCTAAATCTAGTTCTAGATAGTCTCTCGCCCCTTCCGGCGGCGGGTTTATTCCGCAAAATAAAGTAAAGCCTAAATCCACAAGATGCATGCCAGTTGCGTTAGGAATTTGAAGTTGCTCGCGAAGTTGAAAGCCATTTGCCAAGCGGTCCGGTACGTGATTTGCGTGTATGCGCCAATGTGGGTACGGGCGCATTACGTTTGTCGCGATTTCCATAAACCACGCGGGCACAATTAAATGCCCCGCCACAAAGTCGTAGTTTTCCGCAACATACTTTATCGCCGGAAGCCAGGCGATCATGTCCCCCAGGGCTGCCGAAATTTCCCCCGGGAGCATAAGCCTAAATACAACTTCTTTTATTTCTATTTCCGTGTCAGGTCTGAAATGCTCATTTTTTGTTGTTATCCACTTCCCCACGTGCAGCTTCCCTTTCAATAAACGTACCCACCCCAGGTACTACTTTTACGCCTCGTGCTTTTTCTTCTTTTTTGTCTAGCACTTCTTTTACTGTTACAACCGGCTTCGGCACTTCAATCATATTAAGCGTTTCTACTTCCGGCTTATTAGTCACCGCTTTATAAATTAAAAACATAACCGCTAGCTGAAAACTAATAATCACAAAATGCAGTAATATTAAAAACTGGGTCGCCATTTAATTGCCACCTTTCACTTCTGAAAATTCCGGTTGCGGACATATAATTTCTAATTCATGAGTTACAAAACATTCAGGGAAGTCAGCTTGTAAACGCTCACGCTTAGTCTCACGAGAGGCGCAAGCTGTGAGGAGTAGGGTTAAAAAAATCAATCTCACTTCAAATCTCCATGTTTAGCTTTAATTTTATCGAGTGCATCATCAATCGCAGGATGCCCTCTAGTTCTATCCTCATCTTGAGTTTCAATCATTGCCTCAACCGCCAACTTTAAACTTTCGCGCAGCATGGCGTTTTCTTTCTGCAAATCCGCAAACTCTTGATGGTACTGGCAAGGCCGTGACGATATTTCGTGGCAGATACGCTCCCCCTATTCTTTGTCATTCTCGCCTCGGATTTTGGATAAAACTTCGCGAGTAACTTGTTGCACAGATAAGCCGACTAGCGTTCTTGATAATTCTGGGCTGGTGGAAAGGTCATCCAATAAATTTACAGCCACAGCCAGCTTCGCTTCGAGGGCTTCATTTCTTTTATTTAAACACTGATAGGTGTCACCGAGTGGCGTATATCTGAATTGTTCATACTCTTGTCTACAATCCTCTAAATGTTTAATTCTATCTAAAATATCCTTAGAAATTAGTGCTGATATTTCTTCTTTGTTTTCTACGAAAACTGCTCGCCTAAAATTGGTAGCCCACGGTTGTTTAAATTTAGAATACTTATACTCATGTTCCAACTCTAGCCGTAAACATTCACGATAATTAGTCCACGCATTAGTTTCAATGTGTGGCAAAGTATTGACTTCAATTTCGCCTATAATTTCTGACGCTAAATCGCGCATCTTTTGTGCAAATATATTTATATATTCATCCGCATCAGATTCTATTTTATCAGCATCGTATTTAACGTCTAATTTCATCGGCATCTTCTCATACCTTCACGCGCCATTACTCTCGCCCCAATCCAACAGTCGCCACTGACCATGGCCATGACCCTGACCCTGACCCTGACACTGACCCTGACCCTGACCCTGACCCTGACCCTGACCCTGACCATGACCGTGACCATGACCGTGACCATGACCGTGACCATGACCCTGACCATGACCCTGACACTGACCATGACCGTTGCTTGCGTCCATAAAACTTTTTCATTATTTTAGTTTTCCAAAGCTCTCAATTGCGTTTTTTTGGACATACCATTCTTGCGCAATGGCCTGCGCATCTTTCCATTCTTTATCGCTAAATGCTCCTGTTTCATACACAAGCTTTGCACCTTCGAGCTTTACATACGTTTTATTTACGCCGACAAGCTTGCCTGTATAGATATATATCTGACAAAACAATGTAACTGTTTCGCCCAGCAATAATTCAAGCCCCTCTGCATTTTTTTGTTCTACAATCACTTTCATTTTAATTTCTCCTTTGTTTTACTTTTATCACTCATACCTTCACCCGTTTAAATTGCAACACTGGCCCTGACCCCTTAACCAAATACTTCGGCACGCTGTAAATACATGTCGGATAGATCTTTGCCGAACCTATCCACAACCTCCACAGTTTACCCATACACTCAAACTGCCAATATAAATTACTATGTAACCCCTGCCACGCGAAAAACCACTGAGGTATTTTTGTGTCATATCTTCTCACTTGTAATTCAAACACCTCTGGACCTAATGCCCACTCATCTGAATCAACAAATGAACCAATAAACTTAACCTTGCTTGGCTCAATCTTGCATGACAAATACGGCACCATTCTTAAATTATTCACAGGATTTCTCACACACGACCAATACACAATACGCATAAACATTGACTCAAACTTCACATACGTGTCGTTTGCAATACCGTCTTCATGGTTATCCCAGACAAACATAAAAGGCCAAGTGAAGTGATAATCAACTCTAGGATTACCTACACCGTCAAAACTATTTGTGGGCTTATACGCTTTGCAAAGAGCCGCCACTGGTACAGTTATCCACCCAAGTAAAATGAGAGGTACTGCAATACCTAAGTGATATATAAGCCAAACAAATATGCTAAAGATAAGACGTAGTTTCACACTTCTTGCCAACCTTTCGGAGTTATCTTTTTCTCGCAGTGCTCGCACTCAAATATAAGTAAACCTACGTGCTTAACCCGCAAGTGTTTACACACTTTCAAATCTCGCCATTTATCATACGCTTTTTGCGCCATGCTTGCCGCCATATCGCTACTAATTAGCATTCCGGGAGCAAACATATCTGAGACAAATTCCATTTTCTCATCACTCATCAAAATTATCCTTCGTCGACTCTTGCACAAATTTAAGAAGCATAAACACTAGTAAAAGCCACGCGCAAATAGCGATAACACTAACGGCTTCCATTTTTATCCTTTTTATCTTTTTTATCTTTCTTTTCTCTAGGTACCCAAATCAAATACCCTTGATGAAAGAGCGAGAAAATAAACCACGCTGCCACAACCCCAATAAATATCCACATTAGTCAAACATCTCCGACTCACTTGCCGTGTCTTGCATTAGCGCTTTTAAGTCCGAGTTGTCTTTTGTAAGCCGCGTGTTTTCTTTTCGCAACCGCTCTACTTCCGCCCGCAAGCGCAGATTTTCTTCTTGAGCTTGTTTTAACACCACGTCCGGCCGCTTCATGTTTTCTAGCCCCGGCACCCAAACGTGCCCACACTTACAATAAAGCTTTTTTGACCCATCGGTTGCTAACACCGGGTCGCTTTTACCGCATTTACTGCATACGTCTTTTTTACTCATAATAGTTGTCCCCTTCTTCGTCTTCAATCTCTTCCACTCGAAACGCTCGCTGCCGCAAGTACTCTACAACGTCTTTTAATTCCATGGCTCTTAAAATTACGTCCGCTTCCACTTTTTGCGCAAAGTCCACTATGTCCATGCCCACTACCTTAATCCGCACACGTTTTGAGTACGTCGGACTCACTTTTGCGCTATCGGCTAGAATTTCTATGTTCATTTCCTGTCGCCTTATCTCAAAATGAAACGCAATAAATAAAAATAAAAAAGGGGCGTTTCCGCCCCCTCAAACTCGCGCAGGGCCTAGTCTTTCCGCTAGAAAAGGCTAAACTCAATACTCACTCCAAACTGCCTACATCTTACATAGTTTTGTTGCGTTTTCTACAAGCATTTTACTTTTTTGGTATTTTGTGCCATATTAGAGCCATACCTATTAACAAAAGGGAGCATTAAATGAGAGTCGCAATATACGCCCGGGTGTCCACCGAGAAGCAATCTACCGATATGCAAATCCAAGAGCTCGAAGCATATGTTAAAAATCGCGGTTGGACTGTCACAGAAATATACCAGGACCAACTCTCTGGCACCACAAACGAGCGTCCAAGACTTAGTGCCCTCATGCAAGACGCTAAAAGCCGCAAATTTGACCATGTATTAGTGTGGAAACTCGATCGCTTCGGCCGCAGTCTTAAACACCTACTTAACAATCTAGCTGAATTAGAAGCAGTCGGGGTCGTGTTTATCTCACTAAAAGACAATCTCGACTTCTCAACACCGGGTGGCCGCTTTCAAGTCCAAATACTAGCTGCCGTTGCTGAATTTGAAGCGGCCATGATACGCGAACGAGTGCGTTGCGGTATTAGGCGCCACATGGCCGCAGGGGGCAAGATCGGTAGAGCAAGGGTGATTGACCGCGAGAAAGTGTTTCTATTGGCCGCAGAAGGCCTTCCGCCGGGAAAAATAGCCGAGGCACTGGGTGTATCAAGGACTGGCATACGCAAGATACTGGCGGCTTCCTAAAAAATTTTAAAATTTTTTAAAAAATTTTTGCCGAAAATCGCAGGTTGCCCGATCAAAGGTACCGCTAAAGTTCAATTCAGAAACAAAATCCGGGGTGGCCCCGCCCCCCACCGGGTCTTTCTATTGGTTGTGGCGAAGCCCTGCGCTTTGGGGTGGCACAAAACCTACCACATTCGTTGATTCTAACCCCTTGATATCATTGATATTTAATTTTCGTTTTCGCTATGGCTCTTAACAATTGTTTCGAGTTGTATCACATTGGTACTAGTGTCGGTTACATCACGCTCAGGTTGAGGTAGTGCGCGCTTCTTTGCTTCATTCAGCGCAGTCGCGATATCAACCTGTTGAGTTACATTCACGTCGAGCTTGTCACCGTATATCTGCGGCTTTCGTTTCGATAACAACCACTTCATGTTTTCTGATTTAAGTCGCGCGCGCTGCACGTCTGCGTATTCATCCGCAATATCAATGAGATCGTCTGCGATATGTTCTAAGCCCTCTAGACGTGCAGATTGAAACCGCGCCTCAAATTCAGGGTTATGTTCGCGCGCTTTTAGGAAACCATACTCAGTTACAACTATAGTACCAATGATTTCATTCAGTGAACATCCGCGCGATGCCAACTCAATCGCAGTCTCTTGCTGTTCTTCTGTGAGTGTGAATATTCTAGGTTGTTTCGACACAGGTACTAATTTCCTTTCAATTGAGACGGTGTCAATCGTACAAAAGTTCGACACCTATTTACAAGCTCATGTTTTCTCGAATGAAAATCAATCAAAATCGCATTTTGAGTCAATTGGTGTATGAAAGTTCTACACCGTTTCACTCGTAACGATTGAGGAAAATCAGGCACTTAACTAGTGGCACTAATTGTGCACTAATTGAGTGTATCAACTGAAAACGAAAGGACGAACATGAGCACCGTACTCTTAATATTAATAGCGAAATATCAGATATCCGAGGGCCTTAATTTGCCAAAGCTTTGCAGTGACGTACGCGCACACGTTGTATCTGAGGAAACCGCACAACATATATTAGATGCGGACTCAAAAGATACCTACGAAATATCAATTAACGAACTTTGCGAAATAAACCAATAGCAGACTCAAATGAGTCTAGAGAGTGAGTGAGAGTATGAAGCAAGCTATAAAGAAAATGTTAACGTCTGCAGGTTTCAATGGACGTATAGTATTTAGAAAATCAAAAGAGTTTGGCACTGCAGATTCATATGGTCCCGCTATACATCGCCGCTGGATTGATGCTGAATATGAAGCTAGAGAGATTCTTGATTCAGTTGAGCGTGATGGTTTCGAAACTGTAGTGATTTATTTAGAACCAAACTCTTACTACACTTATCTAGCTAAACTAAATAACCCTAAAGCGGTGTGGACCAAAGGTGAAATTAATGGACTGAGAAAAGGCCTTGGATATTGTGGTCCATGGAGTGATGTAGCTAAAGAAGAGTTAAGCCAAACTATTAAGACCACTGAATTCAACTTCAAAATCACTAAAGACCAGAGTAAATTCGGTGTCGATTGGCTTAAGCGCACACAATTTAGACTTGATGGAAGGCTTAGAGCTAGTGCTTTTATAGGTGAACGCGAAGCTTCGATCATAAAGAACTTCAAAGAGTTTAGATTCATTGGCTTGCGCTTCATTTATGTTAGTCCTTATCAAACGGATACCGCGCCTGTTTACCGTACCATATCTAAATCCGGTGATTATTTTGATTATTCTTGTGCACCGATGGGTGGCTTTGGCGCCGCTTATGAGGTGGTGTAGTATGAAACTGACTAAAAATAAAACCTACAGCGTTAAGCCAAACAAAAAATCAAAGCGTGTTTACGGACCCGTTAAGTTTACAGGTAGCTATTTAAATAAAATCTTAGGTATTCGATTCGCAGTACTTAAGGGTGATTTTTTCACTCTAACGCTACCAATTGAAACGTTGGTTATAACTAATGAGGTATCTCATGAAACAACCTAAACATACACCGGGACCCTGGATAGTTGAAACATATCACAACGGTCTATTTAAAATAATTAAAGAATTGGATAAGACAAAATCACTATCTGGACAAGTGTGGACACGACTTGAGGCAGACGCACAACTCATTTCCGCAGCACCCGAAATGCTTGAGGCGCTGGAGGTGATGGTTTCAGTTTACAGCGAAATATCACAACTCAAAGAAACTTATGCAATGCAAAAAGCTAAAGATGCAATCGCAAAAGCGAGAGGTGAAAAATGAGACCCCTATTACTATTGATATTCGCGGCCGGGTGCACACAAAGCCCGGCCTCAAAGTCCGAAACATACGCGAAATACAACCGCGTAACTACCAATATCAATTGCGCTCTTAAGTCCCGAGACGCGGCTTTGCAAAGTGAAGTGAATGCCGATCTCGAGCGGTTTCTACGGGCACCGAGTGCGGAGTTGACCTGCGAAATCAGGTCGGTCCCGATACCTAAAGGCAAATCGTGCACCGTAACACTTTGCCACGCAAAAAAGCCTTAAGGTGTACAGGACCGAGCGTTTTTTTGACTTTTTGACCATTGAAACCATACCTAGGGGGAATATTTGAAACACGTTTTAAAACTAATAGCGGCTTTTCTCGGAGCTATTGTTATTTATTTGGCGTACCTACAGGCCGGCAGCATTAAAACTGCACTCACAACACCAATAGATCGAATTCATGCCCGGTGTTCTGCGGGGTTGACCAAAGAATTGGTGTGTTGGTGCTATGCGGAGTACCTACAGCAATGCCCATTAGAGCAAACTTCACCATAAGGTGTACAGGACCCGGCTTTTTTTGAGATTTAGTCCGCAGAAGTGCGATACTTTTCGAGCTTATCTTTTTCGGCTTGGGTTAGGTTATCTTTGCGAATACCCTTTTTTAGACGCGCATCGCCTTTTTGGATTTCTATGCCAGCTTTTGAAAGCTCCATGTAATCAATCTCGTTATCCTCAACGGATTTTTTCTTAGACTTGCCTTTTAACATTTCTAAAATGCCCATTTGCCAAGCCTAAACGAAAAAACTCCCGCGGCCAACACTTATTTTAAAAATAAATTATCGCAATTAATTCGAATTAATTAATTTAATTAAATTAGCTAAAATCCAGGTATTCACCTGACTCCCTTAAAATGCTTGTCATTTTTATTTATCAATGATTTCAATAACTTACTATCCATATCCAAGTAATCCAAGTAAATAAATAAAATAATATAATATAGTATATATACAACCGCACACATACACATACGTATACGTATACGTATAGGACTTTGAAAATAACCTGGCATTTTGAGCACATTCGCCTAAAACCCTGGCCCAGCAAGCATTTGAAGGGAATTTATACCTGGATTTTACGTGCACTACCCGGTCCAAAATACCCTCAACCCCTTGCCCCGTAAGGCTTTCACTGTGCTGGCACCCTGGCACAACTTCCGCCACTTTCGCACAGTAGACCTTTTGGTCTAAACTCAGTAATAATAGAAAAGTAACCGAAAAAAGGGGCGCCATGCGAAGCAAATATTTTAAACAACCCATTGAAACGTACATAAATGTCGACGGTTTTGTATCGCGCAAATTTCGCGCAGTTATGCCGGGAATTGGCCGAACGGAAGCTTGTAAGATATTTGCTAAATATAACCCCCAGGCCGTCCAAGTTATCTTTAAGTTTGGTAACGCTAGAAAACTGGCCGATGCTATAAAAGAGTGTTGCCCCGAGAGTGAACACTATAACCCCGCTACGATCTATAGATGGACGTATCCAAAGGAAGCCGGGGGCACCGGCGGGGTTATACCGGCCCCAGCGTTAAAAACGGTTATAAAGGCCGCCAGATACGCAGGCGTTATGCTAACCCCCGAAGACCTCACTCCAAAATTGTAAGTGGCATTTGTGGTTAAAATGCGAAACAATTTTAGGTGTGGC